CGACGGTCCAGGGACGCATGTAATTGGAACAGTTCCTGTCACCAATGAGGCTTTTAAACTATTTGGAACAGACCCTGGCGGTTTAAAATACACGAAAACTGGATTTCGCTGGCTGGCAGTTGGATTTTAATATCCTATAGCAAGCCACCAAAATGTTGTATCAGAAAAAATTCCATCTTTTTTTGCCCACGAGCTGAATCCGAAGTTTCCGTCATTTTTAAGACTTACTGAATTTGCTCCACCGCCTATATCTGTTGCTGAAAGAAAAATAGTGGCGTTAGGAAACGGCACGCTGTAAGAAAACGGTGTTGCTCTAATTCCGTCTCTTGCATAATAATTTGTAATTCCAAATTTAAAAATTATGTTTCCAATTTTAAACTGTCCGTTTTTAAATTCAAACAAATTTTCCAATTTGTCTGAAATTGGCTTATTAGAAATAGCTCTAAATTTTCCGCTATCGTTGTATGTCAGACTGTTGTCTTCTATACATTCATAGTAAAATTTTGTTACATTATCATAATAAAATTTACCTTTCGTTTTATTGCCGATGTCCTGTATGTTTCCGCCAAATTCTAGTCCCAGCATTTTCATCTTGTCTTTCAATGTTAAAAAATTATCCTCTGCATATTTTTTTGTAATGTATGATATAGTTGGGTCAATAGTAGCAGTAATATTTTCCACTTGATCCACGATTATCGTATCTATATACTCTATCTCAACTACATTGTTTGCTGAAAAAGGTGGCAAATAGTCCGCATTTGCTGAAGTGTTGTAAGCATAAAGTATTTCAACATTATCATTTCCGTGAGCAAATATCCCAAGCTCTCTTATATAAAATCCTGTCGTTACCGATTTGTTTGTCAATAAAGCGTTAATTTCACAAGTTCCATTCCCTTTTGTATCTACATTTAAAAGTGGCAATGTTGTGATTTGATTAACTAACGCCGTCATCTCTCTTTCAGATGTTGCTGTAGTTCCATCTCCTATCGCCATTTTAGTAAATGTTATTGTTTCTCCCGCTAGTCCTTTTGCTAACAGTTCCCTCCCTTTTTCTGTTAATATAAATCCTTTAAATTTTGCCATGATTCCTCCTATCTTATTTCTCTTAGTATTCTTGTTCTATGCACTGTTCCAAAATTTGCTTTTAATAAATCATTTGGAATATTTATATCAGTTGAAGCTAAATAATATTTTATTTTGCTTCTCTTTACAAAACCATAACTAATTTTTCTTTCTTTTTTTCTTAAAAATCTTATTCCATCAAGCCAGGAACGGATATTTTTATATTGTTCTACCACTTCTAATATTTTTTTATACTCTTTATCATTTGACATTCCACCATCTGTACTAAGTTTAAAATAACCTGCCTTTCCTCCGTATTTAAACCATTCTGTTATTCCAACTTTTCCGTCAAATAATATTTCGCATATTTCTTTCGTTCCACCTACAGTTCCTTTGTTAAAATGCGAAAAAACCGCTCTTTTAATCAATTTAACCTTTGTTTCTTTTGAAATATTTGCGTCAATGTAATCAACATGATATTCCCACATCAAAAAATCTAATTCTACATCATTTAACTCTGATAATTCCAAGAAAAATTTTCTTTTAATCGCATCATGCTTCTTTTTGACAGCAAAATTTATAGATTCATAAATCCAAAGTGTTGTTTTATCATTCAAAGTTGACTTCGCCGCTATATCAGTTAAATTTAAATCATCAATAGTTATCATATATTTTCAACTCCTAAATAATTGCTTGTAACACTTGTGTTCTCTGCTATCTCATTAAAATCTAAAATTCTAAACGTTGGACTTCTTAATACAACTCTTTTTACTCCAGCTAATTTTAATAATTTTATAAGCTCGTCAGGATTAATATCCCTCCCCATTTTATTTTGTTGCCAAGTTTTAAAATCTTTTACAGCTTTTTCAACATTATTTTTAATAACATTTACAAGTGTTTCATTAGATTTATCAATGTAGTAGTCAAAATCAATTGTGTATGATGTTTTTATTGCCTGTTTTACTGTCACATTATCTGTAAGAGGTCTTATATTATCAGTATTCAGCATTTCTTCAATTCTCTTTTTTAGCTCATTTGTTAGTGTCAGAGAATCAGTTAAAACATAAATATCCACATTTGTTGCGCTTGGACTATACGCTACAACATCAACAATATTTGTACTTGTTGACTTAGCCCAAAATTCATAAGCCCCTTTACTTCCAGCTGTTGTAAACGATTCAGGGATTTCCCTAATTCTAGCTCTATAATTATCATCTTGCTCTATTTCAGCTCCGTTATTTGTTGCTGTAATATTCTCAACCTTGTCATAATGTGGGTAAATATCAACCATCGTGTTAATTTGTCCGACTGGTATGTCATTCCCAACAGTTCCTGATGTATTGCAAGTTGCAATTCCATCTACATATAAATCATCTTTTTCTATCTTATATTGTTCATCTGTTGAAAAATACAACTCATTGTATTGAACCCTCGAACCTTTTGGAATTATTATATCTGTTGCTTGAATATCGGTAATATAAAATCTAAAAGTTGCCACTGCTGGCTGTTCTACAAGTCTTTTACCTCTGTTTCCATAAAACTCTCCTTTAAGATCCAGTCGCTCATCCCTTGCAAACCTTAAATAATTCTGTTTCATTTCATCATTATATTTTTCTTCTCTCAATCCAATCATATAAGCAACTGTTTCAAAAATAAGTGTTTCTGGACTTGCTTCTGTCAATTTTCTTCCGCTCAATTCTTGAAATTTATTAATCATATCTCTTTTAAGCTCCCAAGAATCCGCATCTATAATCTCGTATTCATCATTCAATATATCACTCAATATTTACCACCTCGATTCCTAATTCAATATCAAAATCATTATTAAACTTATCCTCCGTTTTTATCTCTGTAGCTCTTAAAATTGCTCTCGGCTCGTATTTCCTAAACATTTCAAGCAACTGTGCGGTTATCCTGTTTTTTACAACATTTATATTCTTATCTATTAAATCGCTGTCAAAACTGAAATCACGGTTAAGTGGCTGTTCTTCCTTACAAACTCTTAAAAGCATTCCAACATTTGTTACAACTTCCTCAACATAATTTTTTGGAGCGTAATTTATTTCTTCGTTAGATGAAACATATATCATTATCTACCTCCAATCTGATTTCTTAAAAAATTCAACAAAATCTGTCTATCTGTTTCGGAAAAGTTTTTAGCATAGTCAATCGTTTCATTAACTTTGTCCGCTGTAATTGTTCCAGCCCTCACCAAATCCATCAATTCATCAATTTTTGCGTCTTTTTTGATTTTTTCAAGCTGTTCTAATATTTCTTTTTTCTTATTTTCAGCAATTTGAATAGCTTTATCCACTTTTTCGAGTGTACTGTCCACTTTGCTTTTCACTTTTTCTGCAAATTCCTGTAATTTTGTTTTCTGTTCAGCTTCAACATTCACAGCTTCTGTTTCCGTAAGTTTCTCCTGCTCTTTTTTTTGAACTTTTAACTGTTCTATTATCTGATTATATTTTTTAGGATTATCTATATACTCTTTTAAAGTTAATTCCAGATTGATATAATCAAATTCAGAAGTTTCTCTGTTGAAATAAGAATTCTTTTCGCTTATTTCTGTTATCAAAAATGGAAAAGCCCCAAATGTTTGCCCACCTAGCGTTAGATAATCGTATTCTCCGAACTCCCACATAGTCTTTATTTTATCAAGCTGTTCTGATGGCGTTGTTTCATGTATTAACGAAGAAATTAATGTAATCCCAAAAGTTACTTCTATTAATTCTCTCCCCTGATGCCTTAGCATACCAGGACCATATATTGCAGTATGTTCAGATATTTTAGATTTATATGATCTATTTATCGCATTATTAATTGAGAATATCTTTTTATCAGATACTTCAAATACTACGTCTCCAAGACTCCCTATCATTGCGGACCTCCTGTCATATCTCCACCAGCTGTTACTCCATCGTGCTTATGTGTATTAAGATTAATGCTTCCGCCAGTTTTTGTAGTTCCGCTTACTTCTAAATCTCCATTAATCACGATTTTTTTAATATTCAAAGTCAATGTATTTTTATCATAGCTCCAACTACCCCCATCAGAAAAAGTTCTTTTCACTTCACTTTCACTACTGGAAGCACCTCGCATAGGACAACCAAGTACAACTCCTTGTTCAGGCATTTCTGAAAAGAATAAGCAATAAACAGTTTGCTCTAAACTGAGTGTATAATTATCGCTATGACTTTCAGAGTAAGGAACTAATACATTAAGCCAGTCCGTTGTCTTGTCATCATCGCCTTTTAACAAAACTCTTACTTTTCCAGTTTTTGAATCTATCGCACTTACTTCTCCAGATTTTAATGTTTCTACCAATTTAATCACCGCCTTTCAAAAATTTTGTAACAAAAAAATCACAGCTAAATTAATAACTGTGATTTACAAAATTTACTTTTTCAATTTCATTACTAAAACTTTTAATCCATTTCCTGAAATAAAGCTCTCAATTTCTTCAAATCCAAAATTTTTATAAAAAGATAATAATTTTTCATTATCTTCACATTCTAACCATACATAACGGACATTTACTATTTTCTTAGCTTCCATTAATGAATCATAAGCTAATGTCAAAAGTTGTGCTCCGTCTATATAATTTTCAGATTTTACTTGCTCTGAATGATTTTTGCCAATTTGTCCTAATAAATAACTATTAACTATATAGCCATCTGTTGTTAATCTTTTGCCGTTTTGACAGAGTTTTTTTCTTTGGCTTTTCGATAATGCCTCATAATTTCTTTTCGATATAAGCAAAGGCTTGTTTGCCAAAGAAAAATAACCCAATAAAATAAAATCATCGCTAAAAACTAAATGTGTACTTGATAAACCTGCCTTTTCAAATTCTATTGCTTTGTTATGTAAAAAGTCTTCTATATCTTTATTATAATTATTTTTAAATTTTTTCAAAATACTCTCTCTCACGAATTTTTTATCTTTTAATTCGTCCAATAAATCTTGTAAAGATACAATTTTTACATTTTCTATATACATATTATTTTTTGCCAAATATCTTTCGTATTGTATCTGGATTGTTTATAATTTCCACATTTTTTACAGGTTTTCTGTTGGGAGATTTTTCATTATTCAAAGCTTTTATCAAACTATTTACAGATTTTTTATCAAAAGTCATTTCTGTCGTAAAACTTTTTGTAGCCACTTTCACCATCTCCTTTTTATAATTTCTTAATAAATTATAACTTATTTGTAGCAAAAGTGCAACTTTTTTTGACATTGTAATGTTAAAATTTGCAAATCACAGTTATTATATTTAGTTGTCATTGTCCTACAAATCTATTTCTTTTTACTGGATTTCTTAGTGTTTTTCTTATCTCTTACTCTTTTTCTTGGCTTCTTAGTACTTTTCTTACCTGTTCTTTTACCGTTTCCACCTTTTTTATTATTAGCCTTTTTAGCTTTTTCAGCTTCTTTTTTTCTTTGTTCTTCTTTAGTTTGGGCAATTGCATTTTTTTCTGCATTTTCTCTAGCTCCAAGTTTCATTGCTGTAATTTCGCAAGTATAATCACCGCTTATCTCGTGTGTTACCTTGTCAATTACATATTTACCCTCAAACTTTCCCCAGCTTTCATCAAGCTCAATTATTGCTCCAGCTAAGTATTTAGTACTTCCATCAACATTTAAAGTTATCTGATATTCTTGTTTAAGATTGTCTTTCAAAGTCTTTTTTGCAACTTTTTTTGGTTCTGTTTTTCCTTTAGTTTTTACCTTTAATGTTTTTTCTTTTTTAGTTCTTTTCTTCTTACTTTCGGCTTTCTTTTGCAATTTTTCTTTCGATTCTTTAATTGATTTTCTTTTCTTCATTTTATCCTCTTATTTTTTTCTTGGATTTAACCTTTTTAGTTGGCTTTTTACTAGCCTTTTTCTGACTTTTCTTGTTAGTTTTCTTACTGTCTTTGCTTTTAGATTCTTTTTCTTCAGTTGTAACTTGATTACGCTTGTCAAGTTCCTCTTTTGTGATAATTTCCTTAACAACCTTTTTCTTATCAGGATCATAATAGGAAACTTCAACTTTATCGTAAATCTCTTTATTTTTCTTTTTTAAGCTAAAACTTCTAATCCGATAATCTTTAATATTAAAAACTTCAATAGTATCATTCTTTTCCATTTCCTCATCATCAAAAATAATTATCTTGTCATCAGATACTTTCATATTCAAGCCAATCTCTTTTACAACTCGATTAATAAAGGCTAAATCCGTTTCCTGATTCTGGTCTAATCTCTCAAAAAACACGTTCTCTGCATAAATCTCTGCATTCATTTCGTGTGTATTTGCAATCCTCATAACAAGCTCTTTCAAAGTTATATTTTCCCAAGCAACACTATTTTTCTGATCTCTAATATTTTGGTCAAGTGGCAAAGCCAAGCATTTTAAAGTAAGTTTATGGTCTTCAAAAGTCGGCTCGTCCACATAAAAAGTTCCCAAATCCAAAAAATTAGTTTCAGTTTCTAGTTCCTCATGGATTCCAACAAGCAATTGAGCGTTCTCATCAGGATACCACTCTTTAAGCCATCTATAATCTAAGTTTTCTAGTTCTATTTCCAAATCATCTATAGCATTTTTGGAATTGTCCGTAT